TTCCCCTACTGGTCGCCACTTATGGAAACCAAGCCAGCATAGCAAACCTCTCATAATTTGCCCTCTGACATGATTAACGGTATCTGCTTGGACCAACTGTTTTCATAGGCACTGATGCCACTAGAGTTTATGGTGATGCCTGTTTCTGGCTTGCTCTCATCGTATTTAAGCAGTTCATTGAGCCGTGGTATCCATTCAGGGATTATTTCAAGCAGGCGTATGCAACGCGCTCGATCACTGCTGTCGCTTGGTGGGCTAACTCTGCCCTCGCCACCAGTCATATGCCGGGCAATGCTTTCTGAACTGATACCAGTATTACAGTGCAATGCCCAGAACAATGCACGTTGTTCAACTGGCTTGCCATGACATGATGTAGGTTGGTTGCAGGATGGGCAACAGCCTACGCCGTCAATCATCTTTACACTGAGCATTGATGTACCGTTGCTATAATTGCGATCACATAATTTACTCATTCTGATACTCCTTATAAGCCGCTTGAACTTCTTGGAAATCATAACTGCTACCGCCAGCATCAGGGTGCGTAATAGATTGGGCGTGTCTATAAGCCTGTTTAACGGTTGGTGCGTCAGCTGTGCGATCAACGCCAAGCACAACCCACCAATCACGGTGCGGACGGTCAGGCGGTGCTGTAACTATAGCCTCTGGTAACGCCTTAAATCCGCTAAACGCTGCATTCATAAGTGATTTACCACCCCAGCGCTCGATACCACGCATAGCCTCAATGGTCTTTGCGATGGCTCTCATGTTTTCCTCTAGGCTGACCCAACTATCACATGGGATGCATTGATCATCACCATTAGATGATTTGAAATAAACGGCAACGCCAGTATCATGCACGTTTTGGCGAGTATAAGGCAACCCATCGTTGCGGTACTGCATATTGCTACTAATAACGATCTGAGTAGCACCCATAAGCTCTAATTGCCTAAAGATGCTTTGAGCCTCGCTATATATACTACCGGGCTTAAACCGTGAGTATTCAGGTCGCTGATTGCGTACCTTGCCAAGCGGCCATTGCAGTGGGAATTGTTTGCTATTCATTGCAAGCCTCCGCCTCATCATGGTGTGGGCATGGCTTATAGATTTGGCTGACCCATAGCGCCTGCTTAGTGTTGCGATCAACCTTTTTGATGATGCCACGCTTTGCAGCACGTTTGAATACTCCGCCTAGTGGGGTATAGTTATCCAGCCCATAGCCAGCGCTTTCTAGGAATATGATGACAACATCGCCAACAATATATTTGTTATCGCGTGCTAATGCCTCAATGAGCTTATCGGCTGCATCTTGCCATGCTTGGCTTTTACCGTCCATTATGCAAACCCTCCTTATGCCATGCGGTTAATTGTTCTTTGAGTTTGGCTTTTGCCATTGTGTCTATGCGCCTTTGGGTTGATAGGCTCTTTTGAACTACCACCTGTACAAATGCCTTTTCTTTGCACTTGGCAACCGGGCAGGTGAGTGTAATGTGTTTAACGCTGGGTAATTCATCACTCATGGCTTTACCTCGATTTCAACATCATCTGGGCGCGTCATTACACTGGTGATTGAGTGTATAAGGCACATAACCTCGTAATAGCCTATGACAAAATCAGCAAGCATATTTTCCTTTTCATCCTGCACGCGGATATTTAGCTCACTCTCACCAACTCGCTCAACAGTCGTAATAGCACCGTTAGCCCATTGGTGGGTTGAACTGTAGCCCATTACTTAGCCCCACACTGATCTGCCTTTGCAGGCGCTGGGGTTACGGTTGGCGTGGTTGCGGCTGGTTGCTCACGCTGGGCTACGAATGCGGCTATACAGTCCTTTTCGCCTTGCTCTGTGCTAAATGCTTTGATGCACTCAGGTACAGCAGGGTCAGAGTTATCGCATCCATCAGCTGGGTTGCTCCAACGGTCTGGGTACTGGCAGTTGCTGTGATCAAACACTAATGGCTTATCAGCACACCTGCCAACTGTTTCATTGCCGGTGCAATCACCATCATATTTGTCTGACTGCGTTGCGCTGGCTGGCTGTGGTCGCGTTTGGACCGGCATTGCGACACTTACACCAACTATCAATATAGCCACGCCTAGACCGGCTAATAATGCTTTGCGTATTGTCATAGATTTTTTCCTTTTTTAAAGTCGTTTGTTGCGATCAGCTTAGTGGCAGTGTGAATGTAGGTAGCCATGAATATGGTGAGCAACAACACTGGTATGTGCCACCACTCGAAATGATAGACAATAGTGATTTCCATTATTTAGCCTTATCCTGAATGCCGTTAATGTCATCCTCTAGCTTTTTGATGTCTTTTTCAAAGCGATGCTCAAACTGGTATGGTGATAGGATTTTAAACATCAGCAGCAACACCCTAAGCGCCAATTTAGTGCGAATGCCAATAGGCTCTTTATTATCCCAATTTTCAGTTGACATAGCGTTGTAACTCCTCTGCTGTTGCTAGTGCTAATAAATATGATTTGTCGCCGGTGTGTAAGTATCCCTCAACAGCGGTGGCATTGCTTTTGATCAGTGGGTAATCAGTACCCTCGTAACGTACTGTTAAAATCCCATTGATGACTTTGCCTGTGATACTCATTATGCGTTTCCTTTTCTGAGCTGTCTTAGGGCTGCATTTACAGCAGCTGGCTCACTTTTTAATATGACCGTTCGATCAGGTTGATTTTTTGTTAGTTCGGTAATAACACCTGCATCCTCTAGCAAGCGGACCATTACCATTGCTTTGCCAGCACCCATGCCCATATTGCGTTGCAGTGTGTACATTGATGGGCGCTTTGATTTGACCATAACCGCTACTGCTGTGCGAACATCAGCAACACTGAGCGGCTTTTTGAATACGTCAGTGTAAACTTTCACTGGTTTATTCCTTTATGTCAATCTGCTTAGGTTTGCTGGGTGCTTGTGGCTTGTGTGGCTCATCAGCCTTTGGCGCATCATCCTCTAGGAATGCGGTGGCTAGATCAGGCTCATCAAGCATGTTATCTAGGTCAGTATCAATTTGCTCATCACTAGGCTTTTCAGCCATCAGTGTGTGGGTTGGCTCGTCTTTGATACCAATGAGCTTGGCAACGTCTTTGTTTGCCTTGCGGTAAATCTCAGCACTGCCAGTGAGTTTTTTATAATCTTTATCAGATAGCCCGATCATGTAATCAAGCACTGAATTATAGTTTACTGGGTTTTCTGGCTGCAAAATAGCCGGTAACTCCATGCGCTCTTTTGGCTCGCGCTTTTTTAAAAAGTCAAACACGTTATCCCTCCAATTCGTTAAACGTTTGTAAGCCTAGTGTATATAAACTACCTATAGTTTGTCAACGATTTTAGGCAACAAAAAAGCGCCGATTAGGGCGCTCATCTGTTAAGCCTGTGGATACTAGAAATGGACTTTGCCGCTAGTGTCCAGTGTACCTATCTGCTTTGCGTCTTTGACTAGCAGTTTTAGTATTAGTCTTGCTATGATTTGCATTTTTTGACCCTCCAAGATCAGTGATTGTTTTTGTATTAAGCAGTGGTAACTTTTCCGTAAAATGCCCTAGCTTGTGGCATTGGGGGCAAGTTTTTGCCCACATTCTTAATGCTTTTAACTGTATAGAGTTTAGCCCCTCTGTGTCAATAGCATAACCGCATTTAGGCGTTGGACATTCAAAAACGGTATCAGGCATTGAGGTGAGCTATTACCGCGTCTGCTATTTCGTCAGTCAAACCCTCAGCCCATGTGGTGCGAAACAGATGCTGACCCCATAGGAAATCACTAGCGTCATCTAAGATGGCATAGCGGTTTACGCCGGGATGTCTGTTAAGCCATTCCATGATTTCAAAGCCACGGTAAACCATGCCCCATACAGCGCCACGGTTAAGATCAGCGGTAACATCAAAGAACTCGCAAACCTCTTTTTCTGCCCATGCTTTGCTATCTGGGAATAGACGCCAGCTGGATGACAGGACCACTTTACAGCCTGTTTCAGCTACAATGCGGCGTACTCGATCAGCAAGCTCTGGCTTAATACCAATGAACTTAGTATCACCTTGGCGCTCGCGTGTCTTTTGGTTATTGCAAACCCCATCAATATCTAAAAATAGTATTGGCATGTGCCGGTGTCCTGTCATATCATTTTGCCCCATTTAAAACATTGTTTTGGTAATACTGGCGCGGTGCTTGCCCATTTTTAAGCGCCCTAGCAATGTATTTATCCGGCAATCCTTTGCGCTCGACATATTCAAGCAGCTCAACAAAGGCTGCCTGACCGTTTTTATTGATGTATTCCTGCCCACGGTTCACCCAATACTTTTGATATTTACCGAAACCAAAGCGGACCAGCTTATCATTCAGCCATAACTTAGCCTCGCCTGCCACCTCTTTAACAGCCTCAATAAAGCGGTATGTATTTGCTTTGATCATTGAACACATTTTAGCAAAATACCTGCTGGGTTGCTCTTTGGTTTTGGCTGTGGCGATCATCCTGCCCCATTCATCAGCCTTGCCCATTTTCTCTAGTTTGATCTGAATGCTACGGTAAAACGGCAGAAAAGCCTGATTATCAATAAGCTCTATTGCATCCCCTAAGCGTTTGATCATTGTTTGTTTGCGCTGGTCATTAACCGTGTAAGACATTAGTACCCTCCAATTCATTTGTCTGGTCTTTAATATACCACCATTTGGCTTACGTCAGCAATACGGTTGTGCATAACTACCCATAGTTTGTGGATAACTTAGGGATAACTAGCCAGCTCGCAAAAAGTCTTACAGGGGTACTTCTATATAGTATGTAAAAATGTTTTATTAAACATTTCTATATAGTATCTAAAAGCCTGAATTAACAGAGGTGAGATTAACCGCGCTGGTGAGTGAGCTGATAAGTAAAGGCGCTGTGGTTCTTGATAATCCATTTAATACGGTAGGCATGAAACTCGCGTTTGTTGATTAGTACGCCGCCTGAATAGACTGGCAAGAACTCGCCGGGTTGGTAACGATAGTAATGATCTTTGATTGTTTGTTTTAGGTTTATCATAGCTACATTGTAGCACGTTAGCACTATTTTGTCAATAGCTCCCTGCCCTTTAGCTCTTGGTTGCAGATAAAACATGTGCCGGGTAACTTACTGCTTTCATGCCCACTAGGACACTCATAAATGGTCATGCTGCGCCGTCTGGGGGCGCTGGGCGCTCGAATACCAACAGTTGGTGCATATCACGCAATGCGGCTCTCACGGCTGGTCTGGCAAGCCTCTGCATGCGTAAACGCTCCTCTAGGTGTGGGTACTCATCAATGTATGCAACGTTTTCAGTGTCTGGTTGTTTTTCCATAAGCATATTATAGCAAAGCAAAAAGCCCACCTTGCGATGAGCTTTTATTTGCCGAATTGGAGTTCTGAGCATTGGCGGTCTTACTCACCAACACCTGAGAGGATTATACCATCACCTGTTGCCCACTACTACCGCTAGATTTAGATTTTGGAAATCTTGTAGCGCCGTAATAAGCAAATGCCGCTGCCTCCGTGGGGTCGCTCTGTATTTCAGGGTTCATACTGGCATAACCAAACATACCGTCTTTACCAATGGACCGCTTTTTTACAGTCCTGATTGAGAGGTTAAGCGCCGGCTGATCAAAGTGAGTTAATAGCCTTTGCTCTATGGCATTATGAAACGCCGCGTATGCTGCGCCAGCCTCTTTAACATTTGGTGTCAGTATCCGCTTGCTCATCTTTGGCTCTGTGCGCGTCAGCTCCTCAACCAACAGCTGTGTGCCTGCCGCGCCGTCAATGATGATCTTATTGGCTTTGCGCCAGCGGTTGCCATCCATCATAAACATAACCAGCCATTGCAAGCCTGCGCTCATTGGGCGGTGGTCTAGTATTTCAACGTGTATTTTGCCATCAACCCACACACCCACTGCAAGGCTCACGCTACTGCCGTCTGGGGCAAACTTGATTGCGTACACTAGGCTGGGGTTTTCATCCAGCTCAACCCTGTCAACCTTTAGCGGTGTCCAAAGCTCATCACTAATG